TCACGGTCGAGATCACCACCTCGACGAACACCGACGAGGCGGTCGTCACCTTCCTGACGCTGGGCATGTTCGGCTTCGAGAACCAGTCCGCCACCGTCCAGAACTGATCCCGAGCCGGCGCGGGCTTGGTGCCCGCGCCGGCGCCACACCTCACGGAGAGCGACGACATGGGCACGTTCCCCCGCGGCCGCCTGTACGAGTTCCAGCAGCCGGGCGGTCCCCGCATGCTGTGCGACATCCAGGAGACCCCCGGCGACATCTTCTTCGTGGACAGCGCGACGGGGGTCTCCGGTGGCGGCCGCTCCCCGGACGCTCCGGCGCTCACGCTGGCGGCCGCGCTGGCGCTCGCGACCGCCGACCAGGGCGACGTGATCTACGTGGCCGAGCACCACAACGAGAACATCGGCGACGCCCAGATCACGATCAACAAGGCGGGAGTGACGATCGTCTTCCTGGGCCACATGGGCGCGCGGTTCGACTTCGACCACGCCAACGCCTCGATCGACATCACCGCCAGCCGCGTGCGCCTGCTGGGGCGCGTGCGCCTGCTGCCCTCCGTGACGGCCGTAGCCATCGGCATCGACGTGAACGCGGCGGCGACCGACGTCCTGCTCGCGAACGTCGAGGTCCTGCCGGGCGAGGACGGCGCCGGCGTCGACGAGTTCGCGCTGGCCATCGACGTCAAGGCCGGCTGCGACCGCTTCCGCATCGGGAAGCTGAAGATCCGCCAGCACGCCTCCGCGGCGGGCTGCGTCGCCGGCCTGCGGTTCACGGGCGCGAGCGACGACCTCGAGATCGACGATCTCGACATCGTGCTCACGGGTGCGGCCGCGGTCGCGCCGCTCAACAACGTCACCGCCGCGATCACGAACCTGCGCGTGCGCAAGGCGCTGCTGGTCAGCGATGACGAGCCTGGCGTGGAGCTCCACGCGAGCGCCACCGGCGTGCTCGAGAACGTGCGCGTGTTCAGCGACCTGGCCACCATCGCCGCGGCGATCGTGGCGGCCGCCTGCGCGCGCTTCAACTGCCAGTACGTCGAGGTGGCGCCCGAGCGCGAGGTCGCGATCGGCACGGCCAGCGCGGACGACTAGACCTAGGCCGGAGGATCGCGCTTGTCCGGAGAGGCCCGCCCGACGAAGTCCGTGCACGAGGCCGCGACCCTACTCGCCTCCGCGGCGCGTGTGGCGAGCGGCAACGGCCAGAGCTCGCCCATCCGGCTCCCCGCGGCGCCCGCCGTCGGGTTCGTGCTCGACGTCACCGCCGCGGGGTCTGCGGCGGACGACCTGCTCGACGTCTTCGTGCAGACGAAGATCGGCGACAACTGGTTCGACGTCGTCCACTTCACCCAGGTGCTGGGCAACGGCGGCGCCAAGCGCTACGTGGCCAAGGTCGTCGGCGCTCTCGCCACCGCCGAGTACGAGGTCGGCTCGGCGCTCGCGGCGGCGGCCGTGCGCAACCTGCTCGGCGACGAGTGGGCCGCGCGCTGGGTCGTGACCAACGGAGCGGGGACGCACTCGTTCACGTTCTCGGTGACGGCGGTGCCGCTGTGACCTGCGCGACGGAAGTCCTGCCCCCGGCGTACCGGCGGACCGAAGCGCCCACGGTGGAGCCGTTGACGCTGGCCGAGGCGAAGGAGCACGTGCGCCTGGACACGCTCGACGGCGCGGATCTCGACGCTCAGGTCGCCGACCTGCTGGCCGACGCCCGATCGCGCATCGAGGGGTACACCGAGCGCGCGCTCCTCGAGCAGACCTGGGAGGCTCGCCTGGACGACTTCTGGGGCGCCGCCGACCTGCTGCTCCCCCGGCCCAACCTCCTGACGGTGACCGAGATCGCCTACCTGGCGACGGCCGCCGCCGACCCCGACGACGAGGACGACTGGACGGTGGTCTCGCCCACGGTCTACGAGGTCGACGTCGTGAGCGTGCCCGGGCGCGTGCGGCTGCGCCCCGCCCAGTCCTGGCCCACGGCCTACGCGCGCGCCGGCGCGGTGCGCGTGACGTGGACGGCAGGTTACGGCGACGAGGAGCAGGACGTGCCCGGCGACGTGCGGCGAGCGTGCCGCCTCCTGCTCGGGCACTACGACCGCAACCGCGAAGCCGTCATCACCGGAACGATCGCGACCGAGCTGCCCGAGGGCGTGAAGGCGCTCCTCGACCTCGAACGCATCCCGTGGCCCGAGTAACCCCAGAAGGAGCCCACCGATGGCCGACATCGTCGTGACCGCAGCAAACGTCATCCCCCAGTCCGGGTTGCGCCAGTCGCACGGCGTCGCCGGCGCCGCCCTCACGATCGGCCAGGCCGTCTACCAGAAGTCGAGCGACCGCCGCTGGTACCCGTCCGACAAGGACGTGGACGAGGACGACGCGATCGACTACGGGCTCACGCTGAGCCAGGCGGCGGCCGCCGGCCAGCCCGTGGTCGTCACCCGCGGCCGCAACGCGGGCAAGCTCTCCTTCGGCGCCATCCTCACCGTCGGCGAGACCTACTGCGTGGGCGAGGCGGCCGGCGGCATCTGCCCGATCGCCGACGTGGGGGCTGGCGAGCGCCTGCGCCATCTGGGCGTGGCCTCGACGACGGCGCTGCTCGACGTCGACGTGAAGTGGCTCAACACGGACCACGGCTAGAGCCGATGCGCCTGGGAGACCTACGCCACCGCCTGCGTCTGGAGCGCCCGACCGAGGGCGCTCTGGACAGCCACGGCCAGCTCCCGGAGGGCTGGGAGGCGGTCGGCTACCTGTGGGCCAAGATCGAGCCGCTGTCCGGCCGCGAGCTCGACCTGGCGCGCCAGCAGGAGGCCCGCACGACGCACCGCGTGACGGTGCGCCACAACCGGGCCATCGGCACGCGCATGCGGCTCGTGCGGGGGGAAGGCGACACGAGCCGCGTGCTCCAGATCGTCTCCGTGCTCGACGTCGAGGAGGCGCACGACGTCATGCAGCTGCTCGCGGTGGAGGTCGCGGCCTGATGGCCGAGGGCTCCTTCAAGTTCCAGCTCGACGCCCTGGGCCAGCCCGAGCTGGTCGAGCGCGTCAACGCGCTCCCCGGCGTGGTGTCCCGCCGGCTGGTCGCCTCGGCGCTCAAGCGCGTGGGGCACCTGCTCAAGCGCCGTGTCCTGGCCACCGTGCCTCGGGACACGGGGGCGCTGGCGAAGTCGATCTCGATGGCGAGCTCCTTCGAGCCGCGCCGAGGCCTCGCGCAGGTGCGGATCTACACGAAGGACGTCAAGGCCCTCGGCTACCGCCTCACCAAGAAGCTCGGCGCGCGCGGCGGCCGCGGCACCCAGGGCTACCCGCCCGCCGCGATCGAGTTCGGCTACGTCCGGGGCGGGACGCGCTCGGCCCGCAGCTTCGTCGCCGAGATCGTGGACAGCCTGGGCCGCAAGCGCAGCGTGCGCAAGGTGGAGCGCAAGATCTCCGGTGGCGTGCGCGTGCCGGCCCTTTCCTTCATGCGAGCCCCGCTCGAGTCCAGCCGCGAGGAGGGACTCCAGATGATCGTCGAGGACCTGCGCGAGGGGCTCGAGGAGTACGCCGCCTCGGTGGCCGGGAAGGACGGCGGCTCGTGACCCTCCACGAGGCGCTGATCGTGTTACTGCTGGCGGACGCCACGGGCGTCGTGGAGCAGCTCGGCCAGGCCGACGGCGTGTTCGAGGCGCGCGCGCCCCGCGACGCCAAGCGGCCGTACGTGATCGTGCACGGCGTGGGCGGCAACGCAGCCCACTTCCACCTCGGCGGCCCCTGCGCCTTCGAGATGCCGCTCACGCAGGTCGAGTGCTACGCCGACTCCGTCTCCAAGGTCGTCGACCTGGCGAACGCGGTGGACGCGCGCATCAACGGCTACCGCGGCCGCGTCGGCGACGAGGAGACGGGGCTCTGGGTGAACGGAGCCTTCCGCCGCGACCGCCGCGGGCCGCTCCCCGAGGACGCCCAGGACGGCAGCGAGCGCCCGGTGTTCAGCGTGCATCTGGACTACGCCATCGGGCACAGGACCTAGGAGATCCCCATGACCGCACCCGACCCCCGCCTCGGCCTGGGCACGACGATCGAGTTCCTCCTCTCCCAGATCCGGATCCAGGTCACCAAGATCGACTGGGACGGGATCAAGCGCACCACCCACACGAAGACCCACCTGTCCACGCCCGCCGCGTCGGAGACGAACAAGGTCAACATCGAGAAGTTCCCGGGCAAGCTCGTGGACGGCGGAACGATCAAGGTCTCGGGGTACTACGCCGGGGACATCTGGACGCTGATCACGTCCAAGACGGAACGCGTGAAGATCACGTTGCCTCTCGAGGACGGCGAGACGACGCCGGAGTCCTTCGAGATCGACGCCTTCGTGGACGACCTCAAGCCCTTCAACATCGACCCCGACGAGAAGATGGTCAGCGACCTGAACCTCGTCGTGGCCGGCGGTCTCGAGCGCATCCCGGCGGCGTGACCGCAGGCCCCGCGGGGCCAGGAGCTGATCCATGGATCTGAAGGACCTCACGGCCGCCGAGTTCCTGGCGGACCCCGGCCTCGTCATCCGCGCCGTGGACTTCCCCCAGCGCGGCGGGAGGATCTACGTGCGCACGCCGTCGGGAGGCGACCGCGACGACTGGGAGCGCGAGCAGATCGAGATGCAGGAGCGCCCCGGTGGCCGGCACCAGGAGCTCGCCGACTTCCGCGCGCGATTCCTGCGGCGCTGCCTCTGCGACGCGAAGGGCAACCTCCTCTACAAGGCCGAAGACGTGCCGGCGCTCTCGCGCATGAGCGCCGCCGTGCTCGACCGCCTCTACATGGTGGCGCGCGAGCTCGCAGCGCTCACCGCCAAGGACGAGGCGGAGCTCCTGGGAAACTCCGCCGGCGCCCCGAGCGGCGCCTCTGGTTCCGACTCGCACTAGCCCTCGGCTGCTCGGTCCGAGAGGCGCAACGACGGATCTCCTCCAAGGAGTTCGCCGAGTGGAAGGCCTTCTACAGGCTCGAGCCGTGGGGCACGCCGGTCGCGGACATGCGTTCCGCGATGCTGCTGCTCCTGGTCGCCAGCGCGGCGGGCCTCAAGGGCCGCGCCGTCACGGACTACCGTGCGAGCGACTGGCTGCCGCTCTTCGCGGTCCCCGACGCCACGAAGGACGACCTCGCCGAGGCGCGCAAGGGTGTGGCGCGGCTGCGCCAGGGGCTCAGGGCTCTCACGACGAGCTCCTCGAGCGTGAAGCGGAAGGCGAAGGGCAGGTGATCCCTTGGCCACCATCGGGTCCATGGCCCTGGCGGTGCGCGCGCGCACCGAGAAACTGAAGCAGGATCTCAAGCCCGCGCTGGACGAGATCGCCCGCCTGGGCGAGGTGATGAAGGGCGCCGGCGTCGAGGCCAAGGAGGTCGAGCGCTACATGGCGCGCCTACGCTCGGAGGCCGTCCGGGGGACGGGGGCCTTCGCCCAGCAGGACCAGGCGGCCGGCGCCTTCGAGGACAAGCTCAAGCGCGTGAAGACGGCCACGTCGGCGGTGGCCGGCGCCATGTCGGCCATGTCCTCCGAGATCGGGGGCGCCGTCGGACACGCGACGAGGCTGGGCACGAGTCTCATGCAGTCGTTCCTGGCGGGTGGCTCGATCGCCGCCGGCGTCACCGCGATCGCGGCCGGATTCGCGGCCATCACCGGCGCCGCCCGGGAGGCCGCGGCGGAGATCGAGCGCGTCCGGAAGAAGACCGAGGATCTCCAGGCCCAGTCCCGGCGCACGCTCGAGAGCATGCAGGACACGCTGGCGCGCAAGCAGGACGAGCTGGCCGTGAGCCGCAAGCTGATGGACTCGGAGGAAGCCGCCGAGCGGCAGGTGCGGCGCGAGTGGCAGGCGCGTGTGCGTGCGACGGAGGCGGGGATCGCCGAGACGAAGGCGAAGTTGCAGAGGTGGTACGAAGAGGTCGCCGCCGAAGAGGAGAAGATGCACAAGCTCCGTGCCGGCGGCGTCGGCGCGAACGAGGGAGAGATCCAGAAGCGGCGCGGGTGGATCGCCGAGAACGAGGCCCATCTCAAGGCGTTGCAGGACGAGCTCGCGGCCGCCAAGAAGATCGCGGCCCTCGACCTGGAGGCGATCAACCACAAGCGAACAAAGGCAGCCGAGGCCAAAAAGGCTGCCGACGAGGCGAAGGCCGAGGCGGATGCGCTAGCCAAGATGGCCGCGGAGGGCGAGGAGGCGATCAAGCGTCGGGTGGAGGATCTGGGGGCCGTCGAGGCTAAGCGCGAAGAGGCCGCGGCGTCCGCCGAGCAGGCCGATCGTGAGGCGATCGCCCGTCAGAGGGAGCTCCGCGACGCGATGGCGGAGGCCTACGGCCTCCAGGCGCGGATGATCGGCGAGAACGCCAGGCTCGAGGAGCAGGTCCTGCGCGACAAAATGGCGGCCGCGGGCGAGGCCGCGATGAAGGCGCGCGAGGCGGAGCTGGTGAAGCAGGTGGAGGCTGCCGCGGAGACGAAGGTCGCGGAGCAGGCGAAGGAAGCGACCGAGGCGACGCGTCAGAGAGCTGCGATCTCGGCGGGGACCACGAACGAGCTCATCCGCCAGAAGCAGCTGCTCGCCGAGCAGGCGGACATCACGAAGAGGTTCGCCAACTTCGGCGGATCGTCGCCCTTCGGGTTCGGCAAGGGCGTGATCGGCTCAGGCCTGGGGTCGATCGGCATGGGCCCCCAGCGCATGCGGGCTCGCGTGATGCCTCCCGCCGGGGGCGGCAGCGGCGCTGGCGGGGGCGGAGGGGGGCTCAACCTTCCGGACCTGGCCCCCGACATCAAGGCGCTCCAGGCCGAGCTCGCCAAGATCCCCCCGTGGTTCGAGAAGCTCGCCTCCGCGGTCCGGTCGGCCAGCGCCGCCGGCAAGGGGGCCGTGCTCGACCTGGGCAAGGCTGCCGAGCGCACGGCCACCGCGCTGCGCCGCGACACCGACGAGCTGCGCGCCGAGGTGCGCGCGCTGGCCAAGGCGATCGAGCGCGCCGGCAACGGCAGCGGCGGGGGCGACTGATGCGCGCGGCCTTCTTCAAGGGCGTCTGGCTGTGGGAGGTCTGCGAGCGCGTCGACGGCTGGGCCAAGCGCGGCGGCTCGATGGAGCACGAGGGCGTGCGTCAGCGCAACAAACTGGCGAACCCGCAGAGCCCGAACTTCGACCGCGAGGTGAAAGTCCCCTGCTCGATCGAGCTGCGCGACGAGGACAGCGTCGCCAGCTACGAGCTGGGCACGGCGATCACGAACACCCTGCTCGACGTCGAGGACCGCCTGCGCGACGTGGCGGGAAGCGCCGGCGACCTCACCTACTGCGAGGACAAGGACCGCGTCGCGGCGGTGGCGGGGGCGGAGTCGGCCGGGTCCAACGTCGTGGTGGACATCGGAACGCCGGGTGGTGGATGGGTGCCCGCCGCCGGCCAGCTGGTGCTCTTCCGCAACCCCACCACGAACGCGGGCTTTCACTCGGTGATCGGGGCGGTGGGCGGGAGCTCGATCACCTGCGACCTCGAGCAGGATCTCTCGAGCGCCTGGGAGGTGCTGCGCGTCGATCGCGTCTTTCCCGAGTGCGTCTACCAGACCATGGACGGCGGCGAGCCGCGCGACGAGAGCGATCCCGAGCGTGACCGCAAGGAGGTCACCTACACCTTCGACTGCTTCGGCGACCCGGTCGTGCCGAGCGCGTCCCTGCTGGCACACACGTAGTGGCGACGATCCTCACCCGGCCCTGGACCGCGGCCAACGGCACGCACTGGGACGCCGTCGGGTTCGCCCGCGTGCTCGGCGGCGCCGTCAACGCCACGGTGGAGAGCAACACCGGCCACTGCGGGGCGTTCGCAGCGGAGCGCGTCTACATGGTCACGGGCTTCCCGCAGACGCCCGGGCACAAGATCGCGGTGGACGTCGTCTGGGACGACGCGGCGGGGCAGGGCCGCGCGCCTGGCGTGGGCGCGCGGTGGACGGACGACGGGGCCAACGGGTACGCGGCGCAGCTGGACTCGAACATCGACGCGGCGCGCGTGCGGATCCGCCGGCGCCGCAGCGGCGCCTGGGAGGACCTGACCGGCTGGGTGGACGTCTCCGGGACGATCTTCTCGGCCGCGCTCGAGGCCGGCGTCACGCTCGAGCTGCGCGTCGTGAACGAGGACGGGCAGGTCGCCCTCTCGTTCCGGGTGAACGGCGACGAGGTCCTCGCGCACGACGACACCGATCCGGAGCGCATCGAGCTCCCGGGCTCGCCGGCGATCCTCATCGACAGCGTCAGCGTGGGCAACGACGTCACCTACGACAGCCTCACGGTCAGGGACCTCGAGGACGAGTACGACGGAGACCCCGCCGCGCTGGACGCGGGCATCGCGCTCGTCGTCGATGGCGAGCACTACTCGTGGGACGACCTGGTCGAGGCGGGGATCCACGTCGGCCGCGGCCGCCAGTCCTACGACCGCGGCGACGGGTGGGAGTTCACGACGAGCGCGCTGATGGACGCCGAGGACGCGGTCCTCTATCCCGGCGCGGTCGTGGCCGTGGCGCTGGACGGCACGGTCGTCGCGCGCGGGCGCGTGCAGAACGCCAAGCGCGCGCTGCGGCCCGGCGAGGGGGCGTCCTACCGGCTGGTGACCGCCAGGCAGCTGGCCGCCGACGTGGCGCTCGAGCACCCTGAGACGCACGCCAACAGCATCACGTGGAACCTGCCCGAGGACCACGCCGAGTTCAGCGCCGCCTACGCCGAGAAGGAGGTGGGCGAGGCGATCAAGCTGATCCTCGACGAGCACACGCCGGGGACGACCGGCCTGCGCGCGCACCTGGCCGCGCCCCCCGACGAGGACACCGACGCCTACGTGCAGGCCGAGCTCGACCTCCTGGACGCCAAGGTCCCGGCCATGAGCGTGAGTGGGGATCCGGTGACGGCGGTCGAGCAGCTGCTCGCCTTCACCAAGTACCTGCTCGTGATCGACCCCGCGACGCTCGTCTGGCACTTCAAGCCTCGTGACAGCGGCGCGATCATCCAGGTGGACGTCGCCACCCAGCACGTGCTCGGCGAGTACTCGATCGACCCGGACCGGAACTTCACGGCGTGCCTGGCGTACGGCGCTCGTCCGGAAGTCGAGGAGATCGAGTTCGACTCCGAGACCGTCAACCTCGAGAAGGGCTGGGAGGAGGATCTCGAGGCCACGCGCACCGACGAGAACAGCGTCAAGAACCGGGACACCGGCCTGGTGGCCAGCATCGGCGGCACGCTGGGCGCGCCCACGATGACGCCGGACACGGTCGGGCCGCCGGCGTTCTCGATGGACGCGCAGGAGTGGGTGCGGTGCCGCGTCACGTTCGACGACGGGCTCGAGGCGGGGGAGACGTACGAGGTCACGTCGAACACGACGCTGGCCTTCACGCTGGTGGGGCCGTGGCGCAACGGCGGACCCGACGCCGGCGATGCGTTCACGGTCGAGGGAGCCGCGAAGGACGGTGGCCGAGACAACGCCTACACCGAGATCGGGCGCCGCTGGAAGCTGGCGGACCCGGACCTCGCCGTCCCGCAGGACGCGTGCGTGCGGATCCAGGTGTTGCAGGGAAAGCTCTCGGAGCTCACGTCCGGCAAGATCGTCCAGCCGTCCGACCCCGCCGAGGGCGTGGAGCTCCTGGCCGACCTGCCGGCCATCGGCCTGGTGAACCACACGCCGCAGGCGCACACCGAACCCTGCATCGAGGGTGGCGTCCCGGACATCGCGCAGGTCAAGGTCCGTCTCCCGACCTACAGCAAGTCCGACCCGCGAACCCCGCGGCTGTGGTTCCCGCGCGACGCCAGCGACGAGGACGCGTACCGCGGGACGGCCTTCACGACCGACCCGGCCAAGTGGAACGGCGTCGGCATGCCCGGCCGCGGCGATCCCGCGGTGATGCGGCCGTACCTCCAGGACGCACCTGGCTTCGACGGGAGCCCGGAGCAGGTGGCCGAGTGGGACAAGGTCTTCGCCGAGATGCTGTCCTACATGGGCACGCTGGCGCGCAGCGTCGTCGTGACCGTGAACGGCGTGCTGGACACGGCGGCCGCGGGGCTTGGCAAGCGCCTCCAGGTCCTCGGCGGGCCCGCCGAGCTCGAGACGATCACGACGCTCACGATCCTGGCCGTGGAGTGGGACCCCAAGGCCAACACGACCACGTACTACGCAGGCACGTTCGCAGCTGGGCCGTACGACATCCAGCGCATGCGCGATGCGATGATCGCCCGGAACGTCAAGCGGCGCCAGAAGCGCGAGAGCAACGCACTACAGAAGCTGGCGGACTGCCTCGCGCAGAACCTCCACAGCTCGAACTACGAGAAGGCCCAGTCACCGACCCAGATGTGCGCAGAGCGCATGACGTCGGGCGTGACGGCCCCGCAACGCAGCGTGAAGGAGGATCTGACCGAGATCAACATCACGGTCGAGCTTCTCCTGCTCATCCTCGACGAGGTGTGGGAGTGGATCGCGGCGCAGAAGGGGCTTGAGATCGAGCTGGACGACGCGGGGAACATCTGGGTCCGGAACCCGGACGGCTCGTGGGTCTACTCCACTGACGGCGGGGACACGTGGAAGGGGGACAGCGACGGTGACGGTCCCGCCGGTGGTCCCGACGAAGCGGGAGACGCGCCGGCGGATGACCCGATGCCGACGCACCCGGACGACCTGGGCCCGCTCGGCATCGAGGGGGTGATCTGGGCGGCGATCCAGGGGATCCTCGGCAATCTGGGGAAGACGATCGATCTTGTGACGGGTCAGGTGGTCGCCCCCGGCACGGTCAACAACGGCGCGACCAACCCGGGTGGCCACCCGTGGGTGACGTTTGGGCCCGACGACGGCGACGCGGACACAGACCCCGAACGGACCCCTGTTCCGGACGGTGGAACGGTGCCGCCGACGACTGAGACGCCGAAGACCCCGGTCTTGAAGAACATGATCAAGACCCAGAAGAAGGACGGATCCATCGCACCACCAGGTGGTGCGGCGCCGGGAGGAACGCTCCACGGGCCCACGGGGACCGTGCAGCTGCCAGATCCTGGCGGGTTCGCGCCTGGCTCTGCCCTGTCGCTGCTGATCGCCGACTTCCGCACGAAGGGCCTGCGCGTGCACGACATCGCCGACGCCGGCGGGCCGGTCTTCGCGCATCCGCAGGGGACGCTCTTCCGCGTCGACCCGGTGGACTACGACGCCGAGCCGACCATGAAGCAGGTCTCCGCGGTCGGCGCGGGGACGGGTGAGAACGAGGGCGACTACGAATCGCCGGCGACCCCGTGGGAGCTCGCCCCCGCGGTGCACGTCCCCTTCACGAAGGCCGAGGGCGACGGGTTCGACGCGGAGACGCCGGCGGATGGCCTGGGCCTCTACCTCGACGACGGGTCCACGACGAGCATCATCACCGACCCTGTGGTGCTGCCGGCCAGCGAGTCGGGCTACGACTCCGGCTCCGCGCGCGTCGCCGTGGTGTTCCGCGGCGACGCCGCGGGCGACGGCGCCGGGAACTACCGCGTGCAGCTGTACGCGACGTGGCGCCCGGCCGGCGGCGCGGAGGAGTCCGAGGTCGCGCTGGGCTCGGCCTTCACTGTCGCCAACCCGGGCAACAGCGGGCAGACGGTTGCCGTGAGCAAGGCCGTACCCAAGCCGTCGGACGGCACGCCGGGGAACGGCACGATGCTCTCCATCCGCGTGGAGCGGATCGGCGGCGACGCGGCGGACACTGCGACTGACAGGCTGAACGTCCTGGACGCGGCGCTCGACGTCCCCGTGCAGGCCGCGACCATCCCCTCCGACGGGTACGACGCATGACGCTCCAGAACAAGGCAGCGAGCGTGAGCGCTCACGCCTCGCAGCACGAGAACGGCGGCTCCGACGAGATCGACGTCAGCGGTCTCTCGGGCACGCTCGCGGACCCGCAGACGCCGAGCGCGCACAAGACGTCGCACCAGTCGGGCGGCAGCGACGCCATCAAGCTCGACGACCTGGCGGCTCCCGACGACAACACCGACCTCGACGTCTCCACGTCGAAGCACGGCCTGACGCCGAAGGCTCCGAACGACACGACCAAGTTCCTGCGCGGCGACGCGGCCTGGGCCACCGCGCCCGGGCGGCTGCGCTCACGGACGGTCTACACCTCGGGGTCTGGCACGCACACGCCCGCGACGGGAACCACGCTGATGCGCGTGCGTGCGAAGGGTGGCGGCGGCGGCGGTGGCGGGGTGGACGGGGTCACGTCGCAGGCGGCCGGCGCCGGCGGCGGCGGCGAGGGCGCCGAGTTCGACCACCTGTACACGTCGCCGAGCGGCGGCTACTCCTACGCGGTGGGAGCGCTGGGCGCTGGTGGCACGGCCGGGAACAACCCCGGGTCCGACGGCGGCGACACGACCTTCGGTGCGTACACCGCCGGCGGCGGGAAGGGCGGCGGCGGGCAGGCAGGGGCCGCCGGCACGGCCTGGGTCCAGGGCGGCGCCGGCGGCGCGTGCAGCGGCGGGGCCGACGTCGAGGACTCCGG